GTTCAGCACAAGGTCGGTTCCTCCGAAGAGTCTACCGGTTGAATCGATTTCGTAGCTATGAGTGACGGTACGCCGACTCATACGTCTCCGCGCCCTCTAACCAAGGTGCAACGAGGCATTCGGGATCTTTTCGATCTCGTGTATCCTGAGCGTTCTGCCCAGAACCGAGATCTGCCCGACTTACTCGCTGCTGGTCAAAAGGCAGCCTTTTCTCTTCCATTGGAGCAACACCTCACTGAGGCGTCCTCCGTCCGGTCTTTTTCCTATTTTTCTTCACTTTTTTTGGCGAGAAAGGTCTTACCTGCCGCCGACATCAACCCTGTTCCGACCCTCGAGAAGTGGTCTGTGCCCGCTGTTGAGAACCCGGCCTTTTGCCGGACAATCGACTATGTGTGCGCGCGCTTGTTCTACCGAGGTTGGGATAAGAAGTATGCCCGTTTCTGCCGCTCTGTAAAAATTTCTGCGAACTCCTCGATGGAGGCCGGACGCGGAAAGGGCGGTGGTGTCGGTGCATATGTTGACGCCGGTTTGAGCCTTCTCGATTTTTATTCCCTGACCCGTGAAGGCCGTCCCATCGATCCTCTTAGGAAGGTCGAAATTGTTAAGAAGGACGGTAAATCTCGGATGGTCACGGTGGCCTCTCTTTATCAACAGCAACTACTTCCTCTTCATTTGACGATTTATGATCATTTGAGTCGTCAGAAGTGGTTGCTTAAGAGAGCCGACAAGATGAGCGTTCTGAAAGAGTTCGTAGAGCGATCCGGAGAGTTCTTTTGCTCCGGTGACTACGAAGCTGCGACGGATAACTTGAACAGCGCGCATTCGCGCCGTATCCTTAGCAACATTCTCTGCCAGTCCGACTCAGTTCCCGTCGGTATCCACCTAGCCGCCCTTGACTCCCTAACGGGATACGTTGCGTATGATGGTTCCATCTACGCTCAGCGTAACGGTCAACTTATGGGGAATCTTTTATCCTTTCCTCTGCTGTGCCTGACCAACTTCATCACAGTCGTCCATGCCCTTGGTTATGACAGGGCAAATACAATTCCGCTCAAGATCAATGGCGATGATATTGTATTTCGGGCCTCGCGTCGCGAGTGTTCCCGATGGATGGATCTTGTGAGTCAAAGTGGGTTGGTTCTGTCCCGGGGAAAAACCTTACTTCACTCAAGGTTTTTCTCCATCAATTCCGCGTTCTTCCGTGCTACACCCAAGTCGGTGCGAGTGGTACCTGTTATCAGGGCCTCCACCTGCTTCAAGAAAGCCAAGAACGAGACCGCTTTTTCCGGTCTCGTTAAATCGGCGACTTGGGGTTTTTACGGTAAGATTCGTCGGCGCATCACCTGTTTCCTCGCCCGGTATCACTATGCCGTGCTCGAGGGAGGTGAGGCGTCTCTGACGCGTGGAATGGGGTTACAGCTGTCCCCAGAGGAATTTCTGAAGGACTACGGTCTGATGACTCGGGAGGCTCGGCTCTTGGAGCTACCTCCCCATCTCGACCGTCTCCGTCAACGGAAAGCGCCGTCGGCGTTTTCCCTTCAGAATTTTAAAAGATACCCCGTTGATAAGCTCTGTCCGTCCTGTGTCGCTGATGCGCGTTCACAGATGACCATAGCTGCCAACGTATGGGCTTTTCGAAAAATCGAGAGAAAGAAAATTAAAGAAAGTGATGTCCCGGTTTCAATTATCAGGAGACCCCGCTTGGGGATGAAGCTCTTGATAGCCGGGAGTGGGAAAACGAGAGTGCGGGACTGGATGCGCGCCAAGATGCGCACGGTCATTGATGTCGTGTGGGGTCGTTCGGAGCGTTTTAAGCCTCCTGGGAGACCTGAGTTCGTCTGGGCTGATCCCTTGGACATGCCCTTTTGTCGTTGTGCCTGGTCGGAGTTTTCCGACGTGGAGTTCGTAGTTGGTTCGCTCTAAGTTGCGACACTCGTGATTTTGGGTGCTGGTCGTAAAGCCTCATGAGGGAGGTGGAAGAGAGGAAAGATCGTGGTGCGTGGAATGCGGCCCTGATGAGCGACATGGGGTCCACGGTGGGTGCAAGTGAGTGTGAGGAAGGGGGGTCTAAAGCAGTAGCGTGGCATGCCTTTCAGTACGGCCAATTTGGCGTTGAAAACAGAAAGGAGGTATGTCGTTGACTTAAACCTGCAGAGGGCTGCAAAGTATCCTGGACCGGGCGCCGGTAGATAGGCGTCTCCCCCTGTCCAAGAGTCATGTCATGAAATCGTGGAACGTACGAAGCGTTCATCGTGTGCGTGATCCTTGACCGCCGCAATTGAAATTACCTCCCCTCTGTTGGTAGGGATGAGGTGTGGCGTCATGTTCTTGGAGAGCACCGCGACCAGCGTGGAGGGAGGGTTCCTGTGGTTAAGGACGTCCCTACGGGGAATACACAAGAACTGAATCATGGGTACGTGCGAGGCAACTGGGTGTCCGGTCACCTTTCGACATGTCGTGTCGTAAAGTCATAAGTCCCTACCGGAG